ATGGAGATGGCGGCAGCAGTTCGAAAATGCGCCACATTTATAGAGAAAAAGATTGGAAAGCACATAGATGTCACTACTATGGCCTACAACCGCCTCATGAACCATATCCGCCACATGGTATCAAGAGCCGCGACCGGAGAAAAATTAAAGGTTGATCTCAATCAGTTTATCGAGAAAAATTATCCGGAGTCATTCGCACTGGCAGGTGAGATATGTAAGGAGCTTGGAAAGGACTTAAATCATGAGTTTTTGGACAATGAGACAGGCTACCTTGCCATACATATCGAGCAGATTAAGTGCGATGAGATGATAAGTGAATAAAAAATGTGAAAACCTTCCTGCATATTAGGTTATGTACAAATCTCTTGCAATGTGGTACACTACATAGTTGTATCAACAAACATCCGATACACAAAATACATATGAAATCAATTTAAAGGAGATATATATACCATGAAACTCGGCATCGTTGCTACGAGGGGTATTTAACATAGTTCATTATATCCTCACAAACCGCAACATACCTCAATTTTACGATGTTTCACACGAAATTTTAATTTTATATAATTCGTTATATATTCACATAAATAAACAAAAAATGGTACACTATTGGTACATGAATGGTACATGGAAAAACCTTATGCATGGCAATAATTAGAGAAGAACATGGAAATGCTCTTCTCTTTTTTTATGCCACAATTTAGGCATAAGGAGATGATGTTATGTTTGGCGATGAAGTAAGAGAACAAATATTTGCAAAAAGTGAGTTACAAAAAATCGACTTAATGACATTATCCCTTGTCATTAAAGCGATAGAGGAAGTTTTGGAGGAAAACAAAGATGAACATGCCGTATCAGCAACCAATGATGAATTATACACCTAATTATGGAGCATATCAGTACAACCCAATGGCGAGCTATCAGAGATACCAACAGCCCGAACCGACACAAGGCATAAGTGGCAGAGTAGTACAGGCAGTTGAGACTATCAATCCCAATGAGGTGCCAATGGATGGCAGTGTGGCATTTTTCCCCAAACAGGATTTAACAGAGATATACGCTAAGAGCTGGAATGCTGACGGAACAATACGCACATTGACTTTTAAGCCGGTTCTAAATGGTAAGACAGACATTTTATCGGGTGACACGGAAAAGCTTGAATTTGACCTATCAGAGAAAGCCACAGAGGGTATTATGGCAAAGCTCAACGAACTATCAGAGAAAATTGAGCAATTATCTTTAGGAGCGCAAAGAAAAACTTCGCGAACACAAAACAAGGAGAGTGAAAAAGCATGAATGTAATGGGAATAATGCAACAGATAATGAGCAATAACCGCGTAATGGGAAACCCAATGATTAAGAATGCAATGGGCATGGCTCAAAGCGGAAACAGCAAAGGAATTGAGCAAATGGCAAGAAACCTATGCAAGGAAAAAGGCATTAATCCTGATGATGTAATGAAGCAAATTAGAGGTAATTTTGGGATATAGCATATGAGAGGACGTGCGCACGGCTCTTTATGAAATAAATTTTGGAGGTAAAACAGATGTTCAACACAGGAAATTGTCCAAGCGTACCTATTGTGGCGAATTTGGACGGAAACAACGGAAATAACTGGAATGACGGCTCTTGGCTTTGGTTCCTTATCGTAGTATTTGCGATATTCGGAGGCTGGGGTAACGGCTTTGGTGGTTTTGGTGGCGCTAATGGCGGTGTCGGCAGTGAAATTCAGAGAGGATTTGATAATTCAGCAGTTATCAGCAAGTTAGACGGCATTTCCAACGGACTTTGTGACGGCTTTTATGCCATGAACAACAGTATGCTCACAGGCTTTAATGGTATTAACACAAATATCATGCAGACCGGATACGGCATACAACAGGCGGTAAACGCTGACACAGTCGCTAATATGCAGAATACCAACGCTTTACAGTCACAACTTGCTAACTGCTGCTGCGAGACGAGAGAGGCCATCCAGGGCATAAACTACAACATGGCAACTAACACTTGTGCTTTGCAAAACACCATGAATAGCAACACAAGAGACATCATTGATAGTCAGCAGGCAGGAACGAGGGCTATTCTTGATTATCTCTGCAATGAAAAAATCTCTAGCTTACAGGCAGAAAATAACGACCTTCGCAGAGCAGCTTCACAGGATAGACAGAGTGCATTACTTACAACTCAGATGGCAGCTCAGACACAGCAGATTATCAACGCTGTAAATCCGGCACCAATCCCGGCATACACAGTACCTAACCCAAATGCTTATGCATATGGATGCGGATGCAATACAGGTTGCGGATGCTAAAACTGAATAATTGAGTATCTTAATTGAGTTAACTCGATTATGTCTGCTAAGCAGTATTACTTGATGTTACCGACACAGATGTCGGGAAGATAAAGGGCAGACTATAATGTTTGCCCTTATTTTGTGAAAGAGAGGTAAAGATAATGGAAATAACAGGAATTGCATTACAGACTGTTTCAGCCGGTGAAGATGTGGCATTTACAGAAACACCAGTATGCGGAACTAAATGTATCGTCCACAGACAGGGAAGTGGAATTATCAAGCTAAGAGGTATTACTAATCAGTGTAAGGCTAGATTTTTAGTATCGTATTCCGGTAACATTCAGATACCTACAGGCGGTACAGTTGGAGCTATTTCACTTGCCATTGCAGTAGACGGAGAGCCTTTACAGTCAACACGAATGATAGTTACACCGGCAGCAGTACAAAATTTATTTAACGTTTCGGCTCAGGCATACGTTGATGTACCTTGTGGCTGTTGCAGTACTGTAGCGGTGCAGAATACATCTACACAGGCTATTGAAGTACAGAATAGTAACTTAATTGCTGTTCGTGAAGCGTAGGGGGGTGAGAGTATGCACATTGAAAGAATGCACAAAATGCAAGAGTGTCTTACAGAGAAAGCTGTCAGCGAGTTTGAAAAGGGCATTGAAAATGTTGACACTTCTGAAATGGGTGAGGTCGTGGATATGATAAAAGACCTTGCAGAAGCTGAGTATCATTCAATAATTTCCAAGGCTATGAAAAAGGCCGATGAAGAGGAAGAAGAGTACGACAAAGAACTCCTAAGAAGTCTTAAGGCAGAATATGGCGAAGAAAGTGGCAGAAGATATTATGACCAATATCGCTATGCAAATGGCAGATTTGCCCCTAAAGGTCGTGGAACACGCAGAGGATATGAAGAACCGCCATATTATCACATGCCGGTAAACTACAACGACATGGAGTATATGCGTGACATGGATAAGAGCCGAGGCAAGATGTACTACTCTGAACCGATTGCACCACATGTGAGTGAAAGCAATTATGACAGAGCAAAGAGACATTATACCGAGACAAAGGAAATGCACAAAGGAGCTTCTACAGAGGACAAAGAGCATAAAATGAAAGCCCTTGACATGTATATCCGTGAATTAAGCGGAGATATATCAGAGCTTTTAAATGACATGACACCCGATGAACGCAACCTTTTACGCACCAAAATGAGCAATCTTGCGTCAAAACTGTAATTATTAAGGCTATGGGTAGTAATGCTCATAGCCATTTTTAGAGGGTATAAGCATGGATATAAGAGTTAATGATATATTGTGGCACATACAATTTAAAAAGCCCACATCAAGCGAATTAAAGCGGTCTGACGGCACTATAAGTTTAGGAGTAACCGATAATACAACTAAGACTATTACGATAGCTGATAATGTGTCTGATTACATGGCTGACAGGATACTATGTCACGAGCTAGTGCATGTGTACTCGTTCTCATACGGCTGTGACATTGACATAGAGACAGAGGAAATAATCGCAGACTTTATGAGTTTGTACGGACGGAATATTGTATACACAGCTGATAAAATATTTGATTTATTGGAGTGGAAATATGGATAGAATAGACAGACTATTAGAATACATACACCGGACTAATCCGGAAATTACACGGCAGAAATTGATTGAAGAACTAGGAGAGAGTGACTACAGTGCCAAGAGCATTTATTTTTTGGCGATTCAAAATTCAAAGCCCTAAAAATTTTAGGATTCGAGAAGTACCCCCCTACATTTGACTTTTTCGATTTCAAAAATCCGTTTGCGAAATTTTACGAAAACTTGTCGAAAACTTGCAAAGAACTCGCACCACACTTTAATTGAGTGAAGTTTTCTGAAAATTCAAACATTTTCTATGGATTGGTGCGCCCAGCTCGTAACATGTCACACCCAACACGGCTTGACGGCTTGCAATGCTATAATTATATTTTTAGGCATTGTAAACGGCTTGTTTTGTGGCTTATTATGGCACACTCGATAAAATCCACGCTAACACGTATAAAAGCCCTTAAAACGTCAAATACACGGCTTAAAATGTGTATATCATAAAATCATAGAATATTTTTGTTAATTTGTCAATGTACTACAGCACCCGGACTTATATCCGGGCAACTCGCGACAACTCCAACGGCTGCGCGCTTGATTTTAGACACAACAAAAAGGGATACAAAATATCCCTAGTGGTAACACGTGATATATTTCCCGGCTTGATAGTCACAAAACAGCGTAGCCGGGTGAACGTGCGCGCGCTTTTCTACGACTTGCAACCATTCGCCGGACCTTTGAACTGTTATTTTTAACTCGTGTGACTCCATCCATTCTATGCAATCGT